AAAAGGAGGTCACCACGCCGCAGGGCGTCAAGTTCGTGATGATGGCACCGGATGCTGAAAGAAAAACCGGAGATTAAGTACCAGGCATCCCCGGCATTGTGGGCCTTCCATCAGGATGATGCTTTTGTCCGGGGCGTGATGGGGCCGGTCGGGTCCGGCAAATCCACAGCGTGCTGCTGGGAGTTGTTCAGACGCTGCCAGGAGCAGGAACCGGGACCGGACGGCATACGACGCACCCGCTGGGCCGTGGTGCGCAACACCTACCGCGAGCTGACGGATACCACGGTCAAGACCTGGCTAGATTGGTTCGATGACGTGGGGGATTTCATCAATCAGGATATGACGCACCGGATCAAGTTCGCCGACGTCGAGGCCGAGATTATGTTCCGGGCGCTGGATAGACCGCAGGACGTCAAGAAGCTGCTATCGCTGGAACTGACCGGTGCCTGGGTCAACGAGGCCAGGGAAGTACCGCGAGCGGTGATTGATATGCTGCAGGGTCGTGTGGGCAGATACCCATCCAAGCGGGACGGCGGGCCGACCTGGCTCGGGGTCATCATGGACACCAACCCACCGGATAACGATCACTGGTGGTATCGGTTGTTCGAGGTAGTCGCGCCCGACGGCTGGCGCCTGTTCAAGCAGCCAAGCGGCCGGGGGCCGGATGCGGAGAACATTGAGAACCTGCCGAATGGATATTACGACCGGCTGCAGGCGGGCAAGGATGATGAGTGGGTCCGGGTCTATGTCGATGGCGAGTACGGATTCATCACCGAAGGCCGTCCGGTCTATCCTGAGTTCCGCGATCACCTGCACGTTTCGCGTGAAACCCTGGAACCTATTGATGGCGAGACGATCGTGATCGGCATCGACTTTGGTCTGACGCCGGCTGCCGTCTTTGGTCAGCGCGATGTCCGGGGCCGATGGCGCTGGATACACGAGCTCGTCACCGAGGACATGGGTGCGGTCCGGTTCGCCGAGCTGCTGCAGAACGAGATGGCCTCACGCTTTCCGGGGGCTGAGTACCAGGTATGGGGTGATCCGGCGGGCGACCAGCGGGCGCAGACCGATGAAACCACGCCATTCCAGATACTGCGTGCCCGAGGCATCAAGGCACGTCCGGCACCGAGCAATGACTTTACGCTGCGCCGGGAGGCAGTCGCGACGCCGCTGTCACGCCTGGTCGATGGTGAACCGGGTTTGTTGATCTCGCCAAGCTGCACCTCGCTGCGCAAGGCGATGGGGGGAGGCTACTGCTACAAGCGCATCCAGGTATCAGGCGATGAGCGCTTCCACGATAAGCCGGACAAGAACCAATACAGTCACGTCGCGGATGCAGCGCAGTACCTCATGCTGGGAGCGGGTGAGGGTCGGGCGATCTTGAAGCACCACACGCCGGGGCCGAGCAAGCCGATCCAGGCAGATCAGGGTTGGAGCGTCTTTGGTTGAGCTACTACGTCGTGTGTTTTGCGTGTCGCGGGGCACCGCGCTGGTGGAACCGTTTTCTGCATCCGAGAGCGCTGCACGTCTTTGCGCTCAAGTGGACCGGCAAGCATTGGGTAATGGTGCATCCGAGGATTGCGTACCTCGAAGTCCAGGTGCTCGATTATGAGAACGAAAGCGACCTGCCGACCATCGTGTCAAAAATGGAAATAGACGGCCTGTGTCGGGTAGACTTCAACCACTTGGATACAGAACGTATCCGCTTGCCGTGGATATTCGGGCCGTGGACCTGCGTGTCGCAGATTAAGGCACTGCTCGGGATTCGTGCTTGCTGGGTACAAACGCCACGCCAGCTGTGGCGACACTTGAAACGAGGAATTTAATATGGGTGCAGGTGGTGGTGGTGATGGCGGCGGCGGCAGATCAGCCGCGTTAGGCCGAGGCGGTATCGGTTATGGAGAGGGACAGGTAGACGCAGGATTGGCTGCTGCTGCGGGTATAGGACCAGGTTTCGGGCATAGCGTTGGCAGTGCATCCATCTCTGGCCCAGGCGCCGGCACACAAGCAGTAGGGCAGTGGGATGCAAGCACAGTGCCGGTCAGTCCCGCCGCCAAATTCATGGGGTTAAGCGAAGAAGCTCGACAGGCCAATCTTGATAGAGACGTAATGGCACACGAGTACCGTGGTGGTGGCGACCGCCCCCGAAAAGAGCCGCAAAAGCAAAAAGAGCCAAAGCCAGAAGAACCAGCCCCAGCCCCAGCGCCAGCTGCTGCTGAGCCAAGACCGGCACCGAGGCCCGCACCAAAGCCAGCCCCGGCACCGGCACCCAAACCGGCGTTTGATGCGGCGGCTTACATGGCCGAGATTCAAGCGAAATACGACGAACAAATGAAGGCGATATCAGAACAACTCGCCGCCGGAGAAGAAGCACGCCAGAAACAACTCGATGAACTGATTAAAAAGACCGAGGACAAGAAAAAGAAACTCAAAGCGCCGCGCAAGATCGGCCGCCTGTCACTGCTGTCAGGGTCTGAGTTGGGTATCCCAATGACGACAACGCTCGGGGGATGAAATACTCCAAACCCAGCGAGCTGGGCACCACCGAGGACCTGGTAAAACGATTCCAGGCCGCCAAGAAACAGCGCTCGACGTGGCAGACCCATCTGCGCGAGTGCTACGAATACGCACTGCCCCAGCGCAACACGATGACGCAGTTCTCGCGTGGGCAGAAGAAAAACGAGGATATCTACGACTCGACGGCCGTGGTCGGTACGCAGAAGTTCGCCAGCCGTCTGCAGGCGACGCTGATCCCGCCCTGGCGCGAATGGTCGATGCTGGTCCCGGGCTCAGAGATTCCAGAAGATGAGCACGAGCAAATCCAGCCGGTGCTCGATGACATCACCAAGATCATTTTCGATCACATCAACCACAGCAACTTCTCAACGCAGGCGCATGAGTCTTTCCTTGATCTCGCGGTATCGACCGGTGTGTTGGCGCTTGAGGAAAACGACACCGCCGAATCCGCGCTCGAATTCCATAGCGCGCCCTTAGCGGAGATATACCCCGAGGCAGGACCGTGGGGCACGATTGAGACGGTATGGCGTGAGCACAAGGTGCCGGCCCGGCATATTGACCGGCTTTGGCCGGGGGCTGAGCTGTCCGAGACGATGAAGAAAAAGGCCAGCGAGCGCCCTGATGAGAAATGCTCGCTGATCGAGGGCACGATCTATCTGCCGAAACGCGGCTATTGGCATCAGTGCGTCCTCGAAGAATCCAGCAAGGAGTACATATTCGGGCAGGACTACGAAGTCTCACCGTGGATTGTGTTTCGCGAATATGTGGTGCCGGGGGAAACCCTGGGACGCGGCCGGATCATGCAGGTGCTGCCGGACATCAAGACCGCCAATAAGGTGGTCGAATACGTCTTGAAGAACGCCGCGCTGGCGATCTCGGGCGTCTACACTGCAGCCGATGACGGCGTGATTAACCCTTACAGCATCCGGCTCACCCCGGGCGCCATTATCCCGGTCGGCAGCAACGATAACGCCAATCCGACGCTGCGGCCGCTGGACCGCTCGGGCGATATTCAATTCAGCGCCCTGGTGCTGGATGACCTGCGCAAGCGGATCAATAAGGCGCTATTTGCTGAGCCTTTCGGTGAGGTCGATTCACCGGTACGCAGCGCCACGGAAATGGCGATCCGTAACCAGGAGCTGGTGCAGGATTCGGGCAGCGCCTTTGGCCGGATGCAGACCGAGTTTGTTGAGAAGATTATCAAGCGCGCGGTGTCGATCTTGAAACGTGCCGGCAAGATTCCCGATATCCGGGTGGACGGCAAAGAGGTCACGATCAAGCACACCAGCCCATTGGCGCGGGCACAGGACCAGGATGATCTGGTCGCAGTCAATCAGTACCTGCAGACGATCGGGCAGCTCGGTCCCGAAGTGCTGGGCCTGGGCACCAAGTTGGAGGATTTCCCCGGGTACATTGGCAAGAAACTCGGGCTGGATGCTGATCTGCTGCGCACCAAAGTCGAAAGGGAGGCAATGGCTGAGGCGGCCATGCAGGCAGAGCAAACGGCTGCATGATCGAAAACGTCAAGGCCCGCAAGGGCTGGGCGGCTTTAGAGATTGAGCCGCCGGGACCGACTAAGGAAAGCGCAGCCAAAGGCCGTGAGATTGCCTCGCGCTTCCATGAGTGTTTCCGTACCGACGCCGGCCAGTATGTCCTTGACCGGCTCATCGCTATCACCCTATTGCGTCCGACCGTGACGCCGGCATCTACACAGTTCGAGGCCGGTATCCGAGAAGGGCGTGCCGACCTGGTGCGTCAGATACTGGCGCAGATCGAAACCGCTGAGAAGCAGTGAGGTATTTCCCATGACAGACGAGAAAACCGAAGAAGTCCAAACCGCACCCGAAGCCGAGCAGCCGGCAGCCGCTGTCGAAGCAGTACCGGGCGATTCCCTGATTGATGCGGTTGAGGCTGAGCCGGCCGAAGTAGACGGCGCCCAAGACGTGCCCGAGTGGTTTAAACAGGATAAATATAAAACCGTCGAGGATCAGGCCAAAGCCTACGCTGAGCTGGAAAAACGGATGGGTGCCTTCACCGGGGCACCCGAGGATGATTACCAGGTGCCGCAGGTCGAGGGGCTCGATGCGGGCGTCATGGAAGATAACCCGATGATCGCGTGGTTCAAGGAATCAGCGCGTGAAGCCGGTATGAACCAGGCGGCCTTTGAGCGCTTTGTCTCAGGGTATCTGGTCACCGAACAGGAAATGGTCAGCAATAGCCGGCAGCGTGAGCTCGCCGCCCTCGGCGACAATGCCAAATCACGGCTGACAGACCTCGCCGATTGGGGGCAGGGCAACCTGTCAGCGGATCAGTGGGAAATATTCAAGGGCGTGGCCTCGACCGCAGTGGGCGTCGAGCTGCTGGAATCCCTGATCGGCAGAACACGCGAGGCCAAGCTCGCCCGCGACCCCGAAGCCACACAAGCGACCGGTCACACCACGGCCGAGGAATTGCGCCAGATGCGTTACGCCAAGACCGAAAACGGCCAATTGCGCATGAGCGTCGATCCCGAATACAAGAAGCAGGTAGACCGCGCCTATAACGAAGCCTATGGCACGGCGGCATAAAGTTGAAATAGTCATATTAGTATGGATACAATCCGTATCTAGTAACAGGTAAAGCGATGGCAGCGGATACCTCGCAGCAGCGAGCCCGCAATGAAATCGTGTCACTGTTAGCTCTAGGAACGGACACCTCGATCCTTATCGAGCCCTGACCGGAGTCGGATCACACAGCACGCACGCTGTGAGACGTCGGCCCGCAAAGCGGATACCCGAGTGTCGAAAGGCGCCAGGCGAAAGCTCGGCATTTTTTAGACATTTGATAAGGATCAAATATTATGTCCATTAATCTGTCACCGGTTGCGGTGACCCAATTTGATGACGACGTGAAACACGCGTTTCAAACTGCTGGGTCCCTCCGCGACACTGTTACGGTGCGTAATGGCGTAGTCGGCGATATCTACAAATTCCGCAAGATGGGCAAGGGCCTGGCTAACCAGAAGGCCACCCAAGCGGATGTAACGCCGATGGACGTCTCGCACTCTCTTATCACCTGTACGCTCGGAAACTGGAACGCTCCCGAGTACACCGATATCTTTGATGCTGCCGAGGTCAACTTTGACGAGCAGCGTGAACTGGCGCAGACCATTGCGGGTGCGCTGGGTCGCAGGCTGGATCAGCTCATCATCGACGCCCTGGCTGCTGAGTCGAGCCCGGCGGGCACTATTGTCCACGGTTCGGCCGGTATGACGGTGGCGAAGGTGGTCGAAGCCTCCAAGCATCTCAACGACAAGGGTGTGCCTTCAAGCGATCGGCATTTCGCAGTCTCTGCGGCCGGCCTTGA